CATCTACATGATTAATAAAATCTTCAGGAGAAAGATATTTTATTTCTTGCATTAAATCTTTAGCACTGTCTGTTTTTTTACAATCATATTTTACCCAGTTAACTTTTTCAATTGTTTCAGGAATTTTTAAATAATTAGGTTTGGAAGTTCCAACTGTTTCTAATCTAAACAGCTCATTAAAATGAGGATAGTCCCGACCATTAACAATATTAAAATAAGTAGTTTTAATTATTTGAGCTACTTGTAAAGACTCTACTGAATCATTAATGCTATTGACTTCATCTGAATCCATATCAGATAAAATGTCTTGAGTCATTTCAAGTAGTGTCATCTTAGCCATTAACTATGTCCTTGTACCATTAATTGAATAGAAGCATAATCAACAGTACATGCTCCATCTGCTTTTGTAAATAATTCTATGTAATCATTAGTTGCTAAAGATATGACAGGAGAGAAAGTTATAGACCCCCAGCTACCAGTTGATAATGTTCTTATAACTCTTGAACCTACAACTGCTACACCATTTTTATATAATGCCCATTCAACATTTTTATTTGCTCCTGATGCTTGTTTAGTAGCAAACGATGCTTGAATAAATGTTGTTATAGTTTCTGTACCATCATATCGAAGTCTAGTATTAGGCGAAGTTAATACAGTAAAACCATCATTAGATGCTGTTGTCCATGTATTATTTAATACTGTATCTGAAGTAGTAGTTGAATGTTGGTAAGCTGGACCAACTGCATCAAAACCTGTATATACTCCAATCCATTTATCTTTGTCTTGCCATGTACCTGAACCTGAACCATTAGCTACATATATTTGACCTGCTGAAGCAGCAGCTATACCTTTAGGTTCATGAAGGTCTGGGTCTGTAATTACATTATGTTGTATTGTCATTTAAATTCCTTAAAAGGAGTGGGGTCCGAAGACCCCTATCCTTATACTTCTACGTGATATTCAACAATAACTGTTGCAGTACCAGCAGTATATGTGCCAGTTGCAGCTACTGTTAATTCACCAGGGTTAGCACCAATACTAGCACCAACTAATGCTCCGTTACCGTCAATAACGGCACCAGCAGTAGTAGGTGTAATAGCAGCATCAAGACCGTCAGCATCAATTGCAACACCTGCTGATGTGTATAAACCTACATTAAGACTTGTACCACCAGCCCATGCAGTACCTGTAATCCACTTAGCGGATACTACAGTTGCATTTGCAGGAAGCACAAATTGTAGATTAGTTGCACCCCAAACAGGTAAATCGTCATAGCTAAACTGCCATTCAGCACGTTTAACTTGACCTGTTGATTTAGCCTGACCACCCCATTTTGCATCTTTGCCTCTTGGTCCATAATGATTAAGGACATTGATGCCAGCTGTATTTTCATAAGCCATTTTTATTCTCCTTAATAGTTAGATGGATGAGTTAAAATAACACCAAGAGTGTCAACACGTTGAGCACCTAAGCCATAACGTGATGTTACTTGATACTTGTCTGCACGTTCTTCGTTGTCTCTCCAGCCTTCTGTCTGAGGAGCTCGTCTCCAAGCATGCATAATTGGCTTACATGTATCATCTGCTACGCACATAAAGATGTTAGCCTTATCACCAACAGCTGCTGTTTCAGATGTTAAACCATATGAAGAAGCATTGATAGCTTCAGTAGCTGTTAATGTAGGTAGGAAGTTAGAAGTGTAAACATCCCAACCAAATACGTTTCTTACGAAACGATGGTCACGAGCAAAACCTTCTGTTACCATACCTTCAAACATTGGGTTGTTTGATACGTTAACTAAGTTTGTTAAGCTATTTAATGTAGCTTCAACTACAGGGTCAACGATAGCAATACGACCACCAGCTGGTGAGTTTGCTTTATCAAATGCAAGCTTCATAGAAATGAAGTCTTCCAATGTAATAGTTCTAGCATTAGATGCTGCAGAACCAACCCAACGGTGTGGTCGACCATTAACTAAGTTAAGGTTAGCAGCTGTTTGAGCTGTATTAGCTACGCTTAGGAAACGTGTTTCATGGTTTTCACCAAGAGCACGTGTTGATTCCATAGCACGCATAGCCATTAGAGTATCAACTTGAGAACCATCTTCACGGAGGTCATCAGAAACTTTCCATGCATCACCAACATAATCAGTGATAGAAAGAGTTAATGTACCTGTGTCGATAGGACTATAGTTGAGAGGAGTATCCTCAGCTGCATCTTGAATTGTTACTGTACCTACTGTCTTAATGTTTAAAGTTGTACCTGAACCGAAGTCTGTTACATCTCTCCACATACCTTCAGGAAGTAGATAGTCATGTAAGTTTTCAAGAATAAACTGTGAATACTGTTGTGCTTCAATAAAAGCACTAGTATTACTTGTCAATTGTGACATAATTTATCCTCTACGCTTGTTGTTTAATTTTCTCACCAGCAGCTCTCCAAGCATTAACTAAATCTTTAGTAGACTTATTTTTACCTACTCGAGCTGAAAGCTCTCCTGTAGGTTTAGTTTGTGCTAAAGATTCAGTATTTACAGAACCAGAAGACCTAGCTACATTAGATGGAGCTGAGTCAGTAAGCCCTGCTAGTCGTAAGACTACACTAGGTGAACTAGTAGCGAGACTGTTAAGTTGTTGAGTTGACATACCTAACTCACCAGCAAGTTTGTTATAAACAGTTTCTGCTTCAGACCCATACTTACCCTGAAATTTTTTAGCTACAGAGTCAGCATTTTGTTTAGCAGTCTTGGTCTGTTCATTACGCTGAAGTGTTTGATTTACCAAACTCATAATAGCGTCTTCGTTTAACTCAACCCCTTGAGTGGTGTTCTCTGCGGGTTGTCTAGTTTCAGACTTTAATTCATCAAGAAGTTCTTGTGTAGTTTTGCGTTTAGTTAGTTCTTCTTTCAACTGCGACATCTCTTCCTCTAAGGTTTTGATGTGCTGTTGAGCATGAGGAACTGACCTAAGTGCTTCCACTGCATTAGCATACTTCTTACCCTCACCAACTAAGTCTTGAGCTTCTGTCGGAATTTCAAATAGTTTTGCTTGGGTATCTGTTTGTTGAGTTTCTTGGGTATTTGACTCAACAGATTGTTCTTTTGTTGTTTCTTCTGTCATGTGTTATCTCCTTGGTCAGGCAATAAACTATACAGTTTTGTAAAAGCTTTCTGAATGCCCTGGAGATATGCTTGATGGTATGACCATGAGGGCATACTAAAGTTTTCTTCATCCATTGCTTTTCGTTGAGCTAATTTAATCTGTTCGTTACAGTAGTTTTTAATCTCTTGTAATGTTTCTTGTTTACTTAGACTCTTACCTTTGTCAGATTTCAAATCCATATATTTATTATACCATAAAATTAATAAAATGTCAAGTTATTACTGTGGTAATGGGGGATTTACCATAGCTTGACCAGCTATTTCTTGGTCTAACATAGCTTCTTCCATTCCGGGAGCCATAGCTTGACTTTGCAAATCTTGTTGAATTTGCATCTTAAGTTTTTCTTGTTCAGCTCCTTCAAATAACATAGCGTTATCTTTAATGAAGTCAAACTTTTCAAAACCCATGTACTCTTCAACCATATTTGCAAGTTTTTTAGCAGAAATATGGGGAGCAATCATTTGTCCTACTGGACTATTAAAGACTCCTAACATATTCTGCATTAACTGAGCACGTGTTGCGTAATGTCTAGCACCAATAGGTCTAAGTTTACCGCGAGCAGTTAAATCTTCTTTAGTAACAGATAGAAAATCTATTACACCATAGTCATCATCCATAACTTTAGCTAGTTCTGGAAGATTCATATTACGTTTAGCAGTTTCTAGCATAGTATTTAGTATAGGTTCTAGAAATTCTACTTCAAATTGATTAATTTTATTTTGGAATATACGTGATGCAGCATTTTGTAACTGCTGTACTTCAAATGCAGTCTTCTCACCGGGACTTCTAAAGCCCATAGCTTCCTTAGGAGCTCCTGCCATCTCTTCCATAATGTTTAATACTGCAGCAATTTCATTATTTACTTGAAAAGCAGCAGCATTAGGAGGCATAGCCTCTACATTACCATCTTCTGGTATGTGAATAGTTTGTTCAGGACCCCATTCAAAGGGTTCTACATCACCAGTTATCTTAAGAGGAGGATGAATAGTAAGGTCTAAAGCATCTGCTTTAAGATTTTCAAGGTGGTCAACACGATATTGTAATCCAACAAGATTATCTAGTGGACCCATAGCATATAGATTGTCTGTTCTTTTTCTCCAACCTACATGATGTTTATTATCACGACCAATGTAACTAGGGTTATCAATGTTTCGTAAGATGTAAGCTCTATCAATGATAGTAATAATTTTGTTTTTATATAATTTCTTTTCAATTCTATCATAAAAATCGCCTTCAAATTCTAGTAACTCTACATAACCTGACTGATAGTATTCTTGTAGTGTACCAAAACCTTCTGATATGTATGGACTAGCCTTATTAATATCTTCTTGTCTAAACTGTGATAAACTATTTCTAATATCAAGAGCTCTATCTACAGCTTTTTGGTCATAACCTAAGTCTGGTCTTTCTTCCATATCAATCATTAGTTCACCTACAGATTTAACATAGCGTGTAAACTTAGGAGACTTATCAAATGAAGGAGCAGTAGGATTAAATACAATATCAAATGGTGATATTCTATTTAACTTAGGACCATTGTAAGTTGTAATAGTTTCTTTAGTTACAGGGTCAATATGGTCTTCATTTACATATTGTACTTCTGCAAAAGCATTACCATAGTCAATGTAATCATAAACTAATTTTGATACTGTTTCTCTAAACCCTGATTCTTTTAGTTTAGTTTTAAGGTAAGCTTCAATAGCTCTACGTTTTGCAGCATAACTATCTTCTAGTGTAGCACCTTCCCACTTCATCCAGTCATCATTAGGAAATAAAGCATCCATGTAATTAGCATGTAAGTTATCTCTAATTTGAGTTAACTTAGGTAGGGTAGTTTTATTTTTCCAAGGGAGTTTAGAATTAGAAGTAGTTGAAGTATCAGTAGCAAAGATATAGCTACGGAGTTCTCTCCATTCTGCTTCTTTACTTTCTCTTTGAATCCACCATTGATTGTACAGCTCAGCAAGGTTTCTTGCCATTGTATCTGCATCTATAGCTTTTTCAAATTGTGCGACTCTGCCTGCCATATGTATTCCTTAGAATGTTACTCCACCAAATCTGGAGTGTGTCATAACGTTTTTACTTAAATAACTAATATTGTTTCTGAGTTTTGGTACTAAAGATATTGAAATAGCATTAGCCATTGCATCTTTAATATCATCATGAGGTGGATGTGTCATAGTTAGTTCTTCTTCAAGAGGTTGACAATTGCCACCTTTGTAATGCCACATTTGTTGATTGTGGTATTTAGGTTCTAGTATTGCATTAATACGTTGTCGTTTATCTCCCATGTATCTTGTTGGTCTAAATTCATCTATTACTAATGGAATACCATTAGGTCTAAGATAACTGTCTTTAAGTTCCTTAACAATAGTTTGTTGAGCTACAGTAATTTCTGCTCGTATCTTTCTAAAACCCCACTTCTCCCAAGCTCGTAGAATATGTTCATAGTATTCTACAATCCTATCAGTTTTAAATCTGTCAATATCTAATACGTAATAATTAGCTTGGTGGTCTACACCTATAATAACAAGGGCTGTACTATCAGCTTGTTTACGTAAAGAGAATGCAAAGTCAATGGCTGCATAAACATTTAACTTTCTATCTCGTATATACCAATCCCCTTCTTTATTTTGTAATACACTTCTATCATAATATTGAAAGTTATCTGTAGATATATTTGCAGTTTCTTTACTATTGGGGTCATTGTAATACTGTGCAAAGAACTGTGTCTGGTCAATATACTTAGCTCTGATTCTTGCTAATTCTTTTGCATCAAATCCAAAAGCTTTACCATCTTTTCTTTTTTGTTTAGCCCAGAGAAACTCACCATCTTTTTCTACTACTCTTTGAAACAATTCATATACTGGTTCTTCTGATTTTAGGTCGCCATCTTCATCATACAAGGATTCTTTCATATTAACCATAGTATCATAAATATCCCTAGGATGATAACGGGTACCAACCACCCACTCGAAAGCTCCAGGATTCTCAATAGAAGCGAGTTGGGAATATGCCGAAGAAACTTTATCTCGCCCTTCTTCCGTATACGCATTACTAGGAACAACAATGTCATCAAGAACAACAATATCAGCGTGAAATCCAGTAGTATTAGAAGTAAGACCAACGGCTTTAACAGTAGCGTCTCGAACACCTTCTTCCTTTCTTCTTGGATGGTCTACTGCTATCTCAGCAACAGCCCATCGTTCACGTTTACCTTCTTCTGAATTAATCATTTCTGCCCAGTATCGTCTATAGATAGGGCTATCTATAATATTTTTAATAGCATACAATTGTTTTTCAGCAAGGTCTGCTGTTGCAGATACATAAAGTATTGATGTTTCAGGATGCTTAGTAATCCACCATGCAGTTCTATAAGCTATTAACTTAGACTTCATATGTCCACGAGGAAGTAATACTAATTGATTAGCTTTAGCATCTTGCCTTTGCCACCATTGTATTAAGTCTTCATGTATAGCACCCAGCATTAAATGCGGAGCAACTAGTCGTATAAAAGTCAGCAAATCTGCTTCTGCTGCTTCTCTGATTTGGTCAATCTGAGTCATTATGTTTTCTTTTTTTGTTTCTTACCCCAGTTGTTTTGCATATCTTTATATGCTTTAGCACTTATAGTACTATTTTTTTTACTTCTGGACTTTTTTGCTTTCTTACGTTTATTAATGTTTTCTACTAAACTCATTACCACTTCACCTTATGCGCCCAATAGCGAGCACTTAGTTTACTTGGATTTGGGTCTTGAGCATTATGTCTTGCATAATAAGATTTTTTACGAGCTTTATCTTTAGCTGATGATGGATTCTTGCCAGCACCTTGTACACCCTGTTGTCCAAATCTAATAATCTTTTCTTTACCATTAGCACATGCTTTAACTATATGTGATTTAGTTTTATGCCCAGGTGTACGCTTAGGTTTATTGCATGGCATTTTCTTTTTACTAACAGGTTTAGTAGCCATTACTTAGCTATTCCTTTCATCTTTTCAAAAGTTCTTAACCCTGCCATACCTAACATAGCAAAGGTTAACTCTAATAAAATGTCATGGTCTATTGTAGGAATAGGGCTTGTTACACCATCTAATCCGTCTACATAAACTACAAGGGGATGTCCTACAAATAACCAGAAGATACCAATAGCACATGACCAACCTATCATTGGTCGCCAGCCTGCAACAAATACAGACCTATGCTGTGCTTCTACTTTATTAATTTCTGCTTGTGCTAGATTAAGTTTACTAGCATTATCAATTAAAGCTTTTTCAATTTCTTGTTTAGCTTTTTCTGCACCAGCTTTATCTGGTATAATCCTATCTAATACTGGTCCTATTAATGGAAGGATTGCTTGTAACATTTATTTCCACCATTTTAATTTATTTACTAAATTTGTAAGTCTTACTTTATTTACTCGAACAGTTGTGTCTAACTTAGGCATTACCCATTTTCTAAGTAATACTTCCCAAACTACAACACTAACTACTACTACAATTAATGCGTTCATAGTGTCTCCTTAAACATGTAGAACACTCATGACTACTGCTACAGCAATAGCACCAAAACCAGCCATGATTCCCCAAATTAATTTCCAAAGCATTTGTTCAATACGGTCAAGTCTATGATGTATTGTGTCATATCTTTCTGCACAAAGTTTTTCGTGAGCAACTAATTCGTCATGCGGACTCATTATTCACCCCAATTCTGATTGTGCATTACTGATATTAATTCTTCTACTGTTGTTACTGCTGCAATAGCAGCTTCTAATCTATCACACTCTGTTCTTACTGCGTCTCTTTTAGCTTCTACATCAACAGGAATGTCAACAGCTTTTTCTGATTTACGAGTAACATACCAATCGGTTTGAGCGAGGATAGTACCTGCAGTATGTTTAACTTGTGCAATCATATTAGATTTAAGACCTAATGTTTTTAGTTGTTGTAATGGTTGTTTATATACCATACTTCCTGTTGTACCATCATTATTAATTGCAGTTTCATCCCATACTTTTTCATATAAAGGTTGGTTATCTTCATCTACTTCTAATCTATCATCAAGCATCTTAGGATTATTGAGTTCACCATTCCAGTAGTATCTATCATCTGCTCGTACTGGGTCTGCTTCCCATGTAATACCAATTGCATCTTTATCTTCTTGTGATGCTATGCGTAACCAATTACTTGGGTACTGTATTTCGTTGTGAGTAAAACCCCTATCTATAGGGAGTGTTTTACCATTTAATTTATAAGCCATTTTTATTACCTCGCTAAAGAATTTTTAAAAGGGTTTTCGGCAAATGCCATGTATATATATGTATTACCTGAAGCATTCATTCCTGATGAATTGCGCAGTTTATAACCATTAGACAATAAATCTATTGCAACGGCTGATGTATTATATTCAGTTAAATTATTATCAGCTTGAAGTTGGTGATTTGATGAGTTGTATTGGTCTCTTGTTGAATCATGTATGAACCAATTACCTCCTGTTGAATCTGTCCTTTTTGCTATAACAAAAGCAGGTTTAAACCCTGTGTATACAAACGTACCATCAGCAGAACCATTACCTGTGTAGCTACCAAACTTACTGTATCCTTCTACTTCTGCAAAACAATAGGCTACAGCATTATAAACACCTAATTCAAAAGTAAATACTGTAGAAGTTGGAGATGTATTACCAAAAATAGTTGATGTTGTTGAAACACCAGTAGTATCTAATCTAATAAATTTAGTATTGCCAATGTCAGCATGATAACAATACCATCCATCTGCCACATTTCTTATCTTAGTAATAATGAACTTAGGTGCAACACCCAAGCCATGCCCTATAGTAGAAGTACCACCAACCCCTGTCCAAGTAACAACACTAAATCCAGCAGTTGGATTAGCAGATACTTGTGATGTTATTGTTCCGTCTGTGTTAGATACAGCTGTACCTCCTGCTTTCCAGTTCCATGCTACATATTCATAAGGAGAAGTATTAAATGACGTTGAATTTCCCACAGTAAAACCATCAGTGTCAAAGGAGTTTAAAGTTTCTGGATTAGTTCCCTCTCCGTCAGTAGTAGATGAACGAAGATAGTTAGTTGCACCACGAATAGTATCAAATTGAAAATGATTAGTTGATTGTCCTCTACTCTTAACCCAAACAAAATCAGGGCTAAATCCTACACCTGTAATAGGCTGTCCACCAGAAGCAATAGGTACACCATCACCTGTATAAAGCACAGTATTAAAATAATCACTACCATCTTCAATACTACTATCAGGTACGTTATATGTATTTAGTGCTTTATATCCTGTAGGTGGTGTGTAGGCAAATGGTCGTTGACCAAAGTTTATATCACCACAAGCCCAACCATCTAGACCACCAAGAACAGGGAAATAAGTACCGCTTAAACCTGTAAAAGCTACACCTTGACTTACTCCATTTTTATAAAAAGTAATTGTTCCAGCATCTAGGTCAAGAGCTATTGCCATTATGTCATTAGTTGTATAAGTTGCTCCATATGCTGTAGCAACACCATTATTATATTTATACCCCGCAGTGTAAACTGCTAAAGCCTGTGAACCAACTTGACTTGGAGCAAGACCGTATGGAATAGTTGACAGTGTAGTAACTCCAGCCACCCAATAAGGGCTATTTCCTTTAACTTCAAAATACCATTTTCCACTAGAAACTCCAATAGTTCCTGTAGTAGAATGATTAACACCAAATGTAGGGGCTGTCAGGTTACCATTAGTTGGTATTACTCCTCTTGATGAAAGTGGATTTAACGTAGCAAAGTTAGCCGTATCTTCATCGGTTAGTGTAGGTACATCTGACATCAAGTCATAGGTAGTTTCACTAGAAGCATTAGAGTTAATGTTGTTAGGTGTCCAGTTGTTCTTGTTACCAGAAGCATCAAAGTTCCATTGGTAATCTCTGGTGTCAGCAAATGCCATGTAGATGTATGTTCCACCAGAAGCGTTATTTCCAGCTCCTGTGCCATTTACTGTAAAACCAGTATCGTTAAAATCATAGGTTAAAGCTGTTCCCCCATCTCCTTCTGCATAATTTTGATTTGCTAAAAGATAAGTATTACGAGGGTTGCTAGCATTTCTAGCTGCGTCTAACAGTATCCAATCATTTCCAGCTACATCCGTTCTTTTAACTAATATAAATGCAGGTCTGAATCCAGTGGTAATAGCATTACCAGCACTACCTGTTCCTGAATAACTACCAAACTTAGAGTAACCTGCTACTTCAGAGAAACAGTAAGAAACATAATTAATACCATTTACATTAGACCATGAACTTGCACCAGCACTTCCAGAAACTTGAAATGTTGTAGATGTTGCATTTGTTATTGAGCCTTGTGTATTATCTGTGGCTTGTGCAGCAGTTGTATTTAAGGCTAAATAATTATTTCCACCCGTAAGACCGCTATGTTGTACTCCCCATCCAAAAGCATTTGTTCTTCCTTTTGTAATTACTACGTTAGGTGTTGCACCTAATCCATGACCTGCTGTTTGTGATGCACTTCCATTACCTGTATAAGTTACAACAGAGAATCCACTAGCAGGGTTAGCACGAACATTAGCAGTAATGTCACCATCTGTATTAGAGACTGTAGATGAACCCGCATCCCAACACCATGCGACATGAGCGTTGCTATTTGTGTTTGCTCCCCCATGACTACCTAAAGTAAAACCATCAGAATCAAAAGCTGTTAATCCAGTTTCAGTTGTGGCTTCAGTACTAACAAGGTTTGAAAATAGAGCATGTTGCGTACCGCGAACAGAATCAAATAATCGGTGCGATGGAGTAGAAGCTCTATTTTTAATCCATACTAAATCAGGTTCAAATCCTACACCTGTAATAGATTGTGTTGCTCCAGTACCTGTATACAACACTGTGTTAAATCCTTCAGCTTGTGTAGTAGGTTTGAATGGTAAATAGAAACCATTTGTACCATATGTACCTGTGTATTTTTTAGGTTTCCATACACCAGTAGCTCCATCTGTTTGACCAAAGTCTGATGGTGTAAGTGCTTGTCCATCTACAAGGTTGACTTCTGTTAGGTAGCCGTCAAAGTATTTATTTACTGTTCCACCTGCGTACCTTCTAGCACCAATAACATGGGTATTTGTTGAATTAACAAAAGTATTATAATTTAAACTTGGGTACGTTGCAGAAGAAAATGATGTTATTTGCTCACCATTAACATAAAGTTTTACTCTATTAGTTGATGTTGCTTGTGTAGTATCTATTGCTACTACTATATGATACCAAGCAGAAGGGTCACGAAATAAACCAGTAGTAGTTAATGAAATAGTAGCTGTTGTTACTTCTTCATATATAAATATAGCATTAGCTGAAAATGTAATTTCTGTTCTATTATTAGGAGTAACTCCGTCAACACCAAATAAACAATAATAAGAAGAAGCTGCTACATTACCCCTTTTAACCCATGCACTCCAAGTCCATGTTGTACGATTACCAGCACTTGCTGGAGTTCTAGTTAAATAAGCAGAAGCAGACTCACGAAAGCGTAAACTATCGGTAAGGTTATAACCACCAGCACCATTAGCACCCATGCCTACAAACATTACGCAACCCCTAAAGAACGACCTTGTTCATATAAGTTAGTGCCATCACTTCTAAAAGTAATATAATCTTTTGCACTAGCTGCTGTAGATAATGTGGGGGCTGTTCCTCCTGTAAATTTAAATACAGTATTCCACGATGCAGTTCTTGAGCCTGTACCATCTTGTACAATTTGTATAGAATAGAATCCGCCATCAACTAAGTTTGTTGGTGCTGCAAATGTTCTGTTACCGCCTAATGTAACTGTAGCTACTTGACCTGTTGCAGTATCCCAGTTAATTGTTGCTCCATCTGTTAGTGTTATTGTAGGCGAGTATCCACGACCAGTTACAGCAATACCTGCTGAAGTTACAGACATAACTGTTGTACCTGCCGATTGTAAGTCTATATTTCCAGAATTATCTGCTGTAGTAACGATACCACCTACTCCTGTAGTAGATGCGTTTATTGTTGTTGCCATAAATGACTCCTATATAACCATGTAACGACTACCGCCGGGAATAGTAAATGCTACTCCACTAGCTACAGTCTGTGGACCAACAGCAAAACCATTATAGTCTGTTGGTATTGTAAAATTTGAACCTATTGTTTTATGTGTTAAAGCAACTCCATTACTTGCGGCAACTTGTGGTGCATACATTGTATTTGTAGTATCTAAATATGCAGATTTTTCTGCTGCATAAGTACAGAATACATCAGATGTGCCAGACAAAGTAATTGCGCTACCTGCATTGCTGCTCTCCATTACAGTATCACGAGACAACGTAGTACCGCTTGCAGTATATGTGCCAATACCTACTTCCCAATCATTACCCGATACGAGTGCGTAATAAGTAGTATTACCATCACCAATAACAGAAAACGATTGATAACCAGCGGCTGCACCCGCAAGTGTAACTGTACCTGTACCGGTTGTAGTAGTGGTTTCTTTAACTCTATCTTTAAAAACAAGTGCCATTTAGTTTACCTCTCCGCCTGAAATTGTTCCTGCTACATTTTTAGTTACGTACGACACGCCATCAATTGCGTTACCAGCTGCTCCACCTGCATTTTTTGTTTGGTAAGGAACTCCGTTAGCTCCAGCTAAACCTAAGTCACCACCTTTGCCCCCTACCGACCCATATTGTTGCTCACTTGAACCTCCGGCTGAACAATAAGATGCTCCGTTACCTCCAGTAGTAAGTGTTCCTCCTGCACCACCTGATGCACATTGACCTGTTCCTACACCACCTGCACCAACAGCGTTACCTGCACCTCCACCACCTGCACCTGTGTAATCATCGTAGGC